GCCATGGCAGGTTCCCCCAAGCCGTTTGCGAACCCCGTCCCCTGGGTTCCCACGCAACCGGTCCCGCCATGGCGGTCGGCACCGCGTACGAGCGCGAAATCAGAAAAGCAGGGTCATGAGCCCGCAGAGTGCGACACCGACAAGCATCAGTGACCATTCCGAGGGTTTCAACCCAAACAGTCTGCCTTCGCTGATTACGTACGTCATCATTTGCATGTACTCGCTGCTAACACGTTGCACTGTAGCGACTGTCGACAGCGGCGGCTGTAGCGCGCAGGTCACAGACAGGATGAATCTCCTGCCGAAAGCCGGTACCAAGACACCCGGCCGTTGAGGCCCGAGTGTTTTAACGGTTGATTTGCCGCACTCAACGATACGGCATGGCTAATTTGACCAAAACAATGCCACTGGCTTGCTGCCCTCCTGCCTTCGTCTTGTCACACCCTGATGGCCTGTTTCGGCGCAGTCGAGCCAAAAGCCCGGCTGCTCTCTCAACGTGCTTGAAGTTGGAGTGCTAATGGCTTCCTCACAGAGTCCGCTCAACGAGCAATATCATAGAGACGATGCTGTCCGCCTTGTGCCAGGGCCGATAGCGCCGAACGCTCGACACGGCGGGCCAATGAACGATCCGACAGATTCATCCCAGCACATCGACATCACGGCCGAGGAAACATGCCCCGCACCCACCGTCCAGATGCTCGCACAAGATGACGCACAACAACGAGCACCTGCCATTCAGACCGCAGAGGTTCCGTCCGCGACAACTTTTAAGTTGATGAGTCAACTCGAAGCCTTGGCATCCGACCTGGCCGTCAGGGAACGCGATTCATCCGATCAGCACGCCGCGAATGGTCACGAAGAATCCGACTTTTCCGCCGGGCTGCAGGCAACGGAGCCATCAATTTGTGCTACTCCTCGTCCCTCCAGTTTCGATCCGTTTGCGAGCGACAGGCCCTCGATTGGCCGGCAAATCGTCTTCGTTCTTGCTGGCCTGTTCATAGTGGCTCTGATCGGTGTCGGGGGTACATTCGCCTGGCAGTCTCACGGCGTCTGGACCATGACGTCGCCCAACGAGGCTGACGTCGCGGCCGGTCAGCGGAGTTCCGCGCCGCCCGCTCAGGCATCCGCTCCAGGCGCGGCGCTTCCGCAATCGGGACCTGTTACGCAATCCGCATCAGCGCCCGGTGCGCCTGCAACACCTCCTGAATTGGCGAAGCAGCTTGACGCGATGGTGCAGGATCTCGCCCTCGTGCGGCGCGGGGTAGAGCAGCTTACCGCCAAGCAGGAGCAACTTGCCGCCGCGCAACAACAACTTGAGCAGCTCGTTGCCAAGCAACAGCAGCTTGCTGCGAAGCAAGAACAGATGGCCCAAAATATCGCAAAACTGCAGACGCGCGAGCAGACCATCAGGCCGAAGACCGCAGCCCCGCCTCAATTGCGAGCGGCTCCCATTCTGCCACGCACGCCGGCGGAGCCCGCAGCACAGCTATCGTCTGCGCCTGTGCCCCGCTCGGAGCCGCATCCCCTGCCACCGTTGCCTATTCCTCAGTGACATGGTGATCGGGCTATCGGTCCGACAGCCCGTAATTTGGTCACACGGCCATAAGTCCACAGGTTGCGAACTGAAACGCAGCGGCTGAACCACTCCGTTCGGCGCAGCGTGTCCGCTTTTAGAGGCGGACAGCATCGAGCGCAGCGGCCACTTTGTGCCAGTCGCGTCTGTTTTATCGGAAACTATCGAGGCGCCACACGCCGGGTGTTCGCCGCCGCGAACTGAAATTGCCGCGCGGGTGACGCGCCATCTCAACAACAAAAGTCATTTGATCGAGTACGAGCGGTCCACGTTCGCTGCCCGGCATAGAATTAACTGAAAAAGGACAACATAAATGACTGCTCAAAAAGGCAAGGACCTGCTCGTGAAGATCGCGGGCGGCGGTGGATACACAACGGTCGCCGGCCTGCGCACGCGCCGCCTCGCATTTAACGCTGAAACGGTCGATATCACGCACGCCGAAAGCGCCAACCGCTGGCGCGAACTGCTCGACGGAGCTGGCATCAAACGCGCATCGGTGTCGGGCCGCGGCCTGTTCAAGGACTCTACCAGCGATGCGCTGATGCGGCAGGCGTTTTTCGACGGCAGCGTTGTCAGCCATCAGATTGTTATCCCGGACTTCGGAACGGTGCAGGGTCCTTTCCAGATCACGAGCCTGGAAATCGCCGGCGAGCACAATGGCGAAGTGACCTATGACATGTCGCTCGAATCTGCCGGCGAGCTGACCTTTACGGAGGCGTAGCATGGCCAATCGTCACCGTGGTGAGATCGAGGCCGAAATAGGCGGCGCGCGGCGCCGTCTGGTGCTCACGCTCGGCGCACTGGCCGAACTCGAAGATGCATTCGGCGCCGACGACCTGGTAGCGCTGACCGAACGTTTCGGCGCCGGCCGCATGAAAGCGCGCGATCTCACGCGCATCATCGGCGCGGGCCTGCGCGGGGCCGGAGAGGGCGTGAGCGACGACGAGGTTGCCGCCATGGCGATCGACGGCGGCGCACAAGGCTATGTCCGCGTCGCAGCGGCGCTGATTGCCGCCACTTTCGGCGAGGCGAGCGGATGACGCCGTTTCCCTGGAAGCAGGCGATCGGCTTTGGCCTCGGTGTGCTGCGGCTCTCTCCCGAACAGTTCTGGCGCATGACACCACGCGAACTCGCCTACGCCATTGAGGCGGTCACCGGCCGCGGCGCACCGCTCGATAGAAGTGCACTTTCAAAATTGATGAAGAGATATCCTGATGATCGATAACTTCGATTCCACCGACAATTCTTTACCTGGTTTTCTGCCTGAGACAGTCGACAAGGTTCGCGACAGCACCAGGATGTTGGGCGTCACCACGACGGTATTCGCCAGAGCTATCAGCAAGGCTTTCACGGATGCAGCGGCCGGCGGCAAACAGTTCGACGATGTGCTCAAGCAACTTGCCTTGCGGCTGTCCGGCATGGCCGTCATGCAAGCAGTTAACCCTGTTGCCAAGGGCATGGCAGGGGGCCTGAGCAAGCTCTTCGACGGTCTGTTTGCCGGCGGTGACTCATCCGAAAGCAGGCGGGCTATTCCCTTCGCAACGGGCGGGGTAATCGGTGCGCCGACCTATTTTCCACTCTCGCAGGGAGGCCTTGGGCTCGCCGGTGAAGCGGGACCCGAAGCAATCGTCCCCCTGACACGAGGTTCCGATGGACGGCTAGGCGTTGCCATGAGCGGCGCGGGGCAGCGGACAAATGTCACGGTCCACATCGCGGCCGCCGATGCACAAAGTTTTCGACGCTCGGAAGCCTACGTCACGGGCCAAATCGCCCGCGCGGTGGCACGCGGGCAGCGTGGGTTTTGAGCAATGACAGCCTTCCACGAAGTTTTGTTTCCGCTCGACATCTCCTTGAAAAGTGCCGGCGGGCCGCAACGTCGCACGGATGTAGTTTTGCTCGGCTCCGGCGCCGAAGAACGCAACGCGCGATGGACGCATTCCCGCAGACGCTACGATGCGGGTTATGGCGTGAAGACTTTCGAAGCGCTGTCGCAGGTACTGGCCTTTTTCGAGGAGCGGCGAGGGCGGCTTTACGGTTTTCGCTGGCGCGACCGGCTTGACCATTCCTCAGCCGCTCCGGGGCATGCGATTGCACCGACCGACCAGGTCATCGGCACAGGAGACGGCGTCACCGAGACGCTCCAGCTCGGCAAGATCTATGGTGCGCTTTATGCACCGTACCGCCGGCCGATTGTGAAGCCCGTTCCCGACAGCGTGCGTATTGCTGTGGCGGAAAATGAGCTGGAAGAGGGGGTCGGGTTCATCGTCGATCCAGCGACAGGGGTGATCAATTTCCTCCCCGGCCACATTCCGGCGAGCGGCGCGGCCATTACAGCTGGCTTCCTGTTTGATGTGCCGGTGCGCTTCGACACCGACTATCTCGAGATGGATCTCTCCGCTTTTGCGGCCGGCGCTATCCCCAAAATTCCACTCGTGGAGATTCGGCCATGAGAGTGATTCCTCCTGCGCTTCAGGCCAAGCTCGACTCCGGCGTCACGACTTTGTGCCGCTGCTGGATCATCGAGCGCTCTGACGGCCTAATTCAAGGCTTCACTGACCATGATGAGGATGTCGCGCTCGGCGCAGTGGCTTGTCGCGCCGGCAGTGGGTTGTCGGGCAGCGAAGCGATGCAAAAGCTCGGCCTTGCTGTCGACAGTTCCGAGATTTCCGGCGCGCTTGCCGACGATACACTTAACGAGGCCGATCTTGCCGCCGGCCGCTACGATGCGGCGGTCGTCGAGTTGTGGCTCACCGATTGGACGAAGCCCGATCTGAGCGTGCTTCTGGCGAAGGGCACTCTCGGCGAGGTCAGCCGCGAGGGAGCAGCATTCACGGCCGAAATGCGCGGGCTCAGCGAGCAGCTGTCCCAGGACAGCGGGCGGCTCTATACCGTGTCCTGCTCGGCCGATCTTGGCGATGCCCGCTGCAAGTTTGATGTCACGGCTGCCGGCTTTCACAGCAGCGGTGTGGTGGCCGCGCTCAACGCAGCATCGGCTTTCAGGGCAAGCGGTCTCGACGGTTTCGACGACGGTTGGTTCACAGGCGGAAAACTCACATTCACAAGCGGTGCCAATGCCGGTCTGAGCGTTGAGGTTAAAGTGCATCGCAAGAATAGCCTCGTCATCTTCGAACTCTGGCAGGCGATGCCGGAACCTGTTGCGGCCGGCGATAACTTCACCGTCACCGCGGGCTGCGACAAGCAATTCCAGACGTGCCACGACCGTTTCAACAACATCGTCAACTTCCGCGGCTTTCCGCATATTCCCGGCAACGACTTCATCATCAGCTATCCCGTCCAGGGCCATCCAGGCAACGACGGCAAGAGCCGGCAGGGCTGAGCCATGTCAGTTCTTCGGCAGGATATTGTTGCGGAAACGCGACGCTGGATCGGCACGCCCTACCGGCATCAGGCCTCGCTCAAAGGGGTCGGTTGCGATTGTCTCGGGCTGGTGCGCGGTATCTGGCGCGCTGTTATCGGGGACGAGCCCGAGCGTGCACCGCCTTACGCGCCCGATTGGGCCGAGGCGACGGGGAATGAGTCGTTGGCGGAGGCGGCGACACGTCACCTGATCGCGACTCCCTTAGCCGACATCGCCCCCGGTGACGTGTTGTTATTCCGCTGGCGCGCGAATCTGCCCGCCAAACACGCGGCCATCGTCACAACGTCCGATCTGATGGTGCATGCGCACGATGGGGCGGCCGTTGCGGAGGTCGCCATCGCGCCGTGGTGGCGAAGGCGCCTGGCTTACGCATTCAAATTTCCCGGAGTTATCAGGTAATGGCTGCCCTCGTTCTTTCAGCCGCCGGCGCTGCCGCCGGCAATACAGTTTTTGGCCCGGCGGGCGCAATCGCCGGCCGTCTGGTCGGTGCGCTTGCCGGCAATGCCATCGATCGCGCGCTGTTCGCGAGTCGGCGCGAAATTTCACAGGAAGGGCCGCGCCTCGCAGACCTCGAGGTGATGGCCTCGACAGAAGGTGCGCCGATACCACGCGTCTACGGGCGCGCGCGACTTTCGGGGCAAGTAATATGGGCGACGAACCTCGAAGAGCTAATAGCCACCACGTCGCAGACTACAGGGAGTGGTGGCGGCAAGGGTATGGGCGGTGGATCGGCCGTCACAACCAACACGACCACTTATTCGTACTTTGCGAATCTTGCCGTTGGCCTCTGCGAAGGCCCGATCGGCACAGTGTTGCGCGTGTGGGCGGACGGCAAGCCGCTCGACCTGTCCGGTATCACGATACGCATATATGCCGGCGACGAAATGCAGACGCCGGATCCGTTGATCGTCGCCAAGGAAGGCGATGCGCCGGCCTACCGAGGCCTCGCCTATGTCGTGTTCGAACGGCTTCCGCTGGCGAATTTCGGCAACCGCATTCCGCAAATGTCGTTCGAGATCGTGCGCCCGGTAGGCCGGCTTGAACAAATGGTGCGCGCCGTCACACTCAT